ATCATCTCTAACTCTGATACCTCTAGACTTAAATCCTGCTGGTAAATTTTTTAAAGTACCTGCATCAATCAATTGTCTTAGTGATTGTGTTGCAGCTCTACTTAATCCACCAATCATATGTGTTAAACCAAAACCATAGAAACCTAATCCTGGTAAAAATTTGTAGTGAACAAAGTATTCTATTCTAGCGTATGAAATATCGTTGGGTTTGTAGTTTCTGTAAATAGATAATATCTCACCAGAGCCTTCATCAATAGTTACGATGTATGGTATTTTTACTTTCTTTGCTTTGTCATCAAAATCTTCGTAGTCATCTAAGTTCAAGTCTACATGCATTTCTAAAATAGTATGTAACATATCAGACTCAGTTCTTTTGACTCCTTGTAATTCATTTACCTTTTGCTGTACTTGATCAGTTGTTTCTCTAGGTGATGCAAGTTCAATGTCTCTGTAAAAACCACCAGCCATTTTTTTATTTACTTCATTCTCTGTCATCTTGATGACGTGTGTAATTCTCTCGCAATCTTTAAGATCTGACGCATAGTAAGGTACTACTAAATCTTCAGCAGGTATAAATTTAGAACATGGTCTGCCAATCATTGCATCGTAATATATTTTTTTGAATGTGCTACCGGACAGTGGTAAGTAAAATAACATCTGATCCATGTCAGTTGTGTATTCTTCCATCTCCTCCATCAACAAGAAGTTCATGTATTCTTTTACACGATCTGCTTGTGCTTCTATCTGTGGTGTTTGTAATCCAACAACTTGTGTTCTTACAGGACCATCTGATGGTATTAATTCTTTGTATGCTTGTGCTTGAAACTGAGTAACAGACTCAGCAAGTAATGGGTGAGTTACACCACTTGCACCTTTAAATGGTTTCGTGACTTCTTGATATTTTGTACCAAGTAATTCTAAACCTTTGATGTAAGCCTCTTCCCATTCTTTTCTAGAATTTTTATCTTTCTTGTATTCAGCAATAAGATCACTTGCCATAGATCCAAGAGTTCTCTCATCCATGTCCTCTGCAAGATTAGCGTTGAAGTCATCTTGTGGTCTTTCTTCAACCATCTCCTCTTCCCCCTCAACTGTTACATCTACAGGTAAACCATCGGGTTGTTCTTGCACTTCTTCAGTGACTCTAGCTTCTTCTTCAATAATTTCGTTATTTTTCTCTACGGCCATTTCTAATTGTACCTTATTGGTTTAAACATATCTACTACAAGTCCACCTCTTGCTTTGTAAGTTTTCTGTGTGCTTCTCATAAGCGGGTTCACTTTAATCGCAAATGCATCAAAATACAACCTCGGATCTCCGTCTGGAATCAACTTAGATCCACTAAAAGGATTTTGAGATACTTCATCATGATATTCACTAGTAATTTTTTTACCTTTTTGCACACTATCTGGATACTTAAATTCATCTTTTCTAACTTTTTTATATGGCATTTTAGGATCTGACAGTGTTATTTTTGTAGGTCCTGCTTGTGTATTGTAAAATCTCGCTTGTCGTTTCATCAAATCTGGCATTACAGCTTTACCTTTGCCACCAATACCTTTACCAGTTGCATATCCATAGAATCTTTCATTACCTGCTTTGTACCCTTGTCTGAAACTCAATTTGTTAAATGGAGCAACAGCTACATAATCAACACCCTCACGTGCTGCCTTCTGCATCAAATATTTCAAAGCATGGTCTCCGTATGCATCTGCTTCAACCATAGGAAAATAATCAAATTGTTTCTCTGAATATTGATCTCTTTTTTGAAATACGTTATTTAACTTTTGTTGTATTTCTCTTGCCTCTCTCGCTAATGCTTGAGCTTTGTTAGGTTGACCTTTTGCAATTGCATCTGTCATCTCATTCATAATTTTTGATCTGTTTTGTGAAAGTAAACCTATTTCTATATCTGCTTGAAACGGGTTTATTCTTTTTTCTCCACCTAGCTGTTGCATCTTTGTTAAACTTTTTGCAACCTTTTGGTTCACATCAGATTGTATTTCATTAATCATAAATACTTTTTTACCTTCAGGAGTTAATCTTGTGTCGTATCTGACATGGTAGATTTGATTTTTTAGTCCTGTATCAGAAAAGTGTCCAGGGTCTGTTAAAGGTTTTCTGTTAGATTTTATAGGCTCATCCAAATAAAAAATAGTTTCTCTGTAATCTTTACCACCTTGTAATGTGTAACTTGTTTCATTTCCATATTTAGTTTTATTATTTCTCATTGGAGCCACAGCATTATTTAATTCTGCTTCAAGTTTATTTAGTTTTGCTCTGTCCTGTGGACTGACCACACTCTGTCTTGCTTTAATAGATTTCAAATCATCTCTAATATTGTTGAACACACCTTTACCAAGTTCACCTCTTTTTGCAGCGGTAATATTATTTCTAACCGCATCTGTAAACGTAAGTAGATCTCCATCATTAGGATTTTTTTTAGCAATAGCACCTACAGCTTCATCTAAATTTTTTGTTGCTACTTCAAATGCTTCTTGTGCACCTTTCTGTACACCAAGCTCCATGGGTTTTAATCTATTAACAGGATTTAATTTGATCATTGCACCTATTTCGTTTGCATCTAACTTTAATCCAAACTTTTTAGCTGCGTACAATAATCCACCAGTTAGATCTCCTGCATCATTGAAGATAGCAAGATTGGTATCAAATAATTCTTCTTTGGATATATTTACTTCTTTACCTGCAAAGGGTCCTGAATCATATTTAAATCTTTTCTCTGCTCTTTCTATTTTAGTAGCAGGTTGTCCAAACACTTTGAAGTTTACTTTACGTGTAGATGTTAAATGATTAAGCCACTCGTCAGCTGTGTATTTTCCTCTACCTAATCTCATTGCCCAGTCGTATGTAGAAGATCCGAATGCAGGAGCGATGTCATCGCCCATTTGTAATGGTTTAGTTTTTTTAAGAACCACAGGAGGATTTCTCATCTCCTGTTTAACTAACTCTTGACCTTGTGCCTGTGATGGTTTTGGTTCGTAAGTTATTTGACGTTGTTGTTGTCCGGTAGCCGGTTGCGCTGATTCTTTTTTACCTTTAAGAAGCCGCTTCCCAAACTGAAATAAACTCCGTAGGGACATAGTCCCTCCTAGTACATTTTTGTAGGTTTGTTTCTACCTAGTTTAGTTTTAACGGTCACCGAACCACCGACATTGTAATCTTTTGGTGCAAAGAATTTTTTGACCGCTTTATCCCCACGTTCACCTGTTAAACCAATACTTTTATAATAAGCAGAATCTTTATTTGGTTTTTTATATTTACCAGCTGCAACATCTTTTATAAAATCTTCTTTTCTTCTCATTGTTGAACCTTGAGTAACTCTTTCTCTTTTCATTCCTCCAGCTGCTACACTTTCGTTTAATGCATCAACTTTAGATTTCATAAATTTACCAAGTGTGACTGATGAGTCTTCTTTTCTTTTTCCAGGTAAACTTGGAAGTCCTGCTCTTCTACCTGCAACTTTTCCAACGCCTCTTCCAGCTCCGCCTAATGCTCCTGATTTCTTTTTTCTTTGACCCATTCTTCTAGCTTGTTCAGCTGTTCGTGATGTTGCAGCGGGTCCTCCTTCAACATACTTTTGCATCATGCCACCACCCATTTTTTTTGGCTTTTTTTCTAACATAAATTTAAAACCAGCTTCACCACCTATTTCAGCTCCATCTTCTGGTTTTAATTTTTTCTTTTTCATTTTAGATTTTAAATATTGTTGTGCAGCAACTCCTGCAGCAACAGGTAATAATAGTTTTCTACCTAGTGAAGTTGCTTTCATTGCTTTAGTAATTCTTTCTCTACCTGCTCCAGTCTTTTTATCAATAACACCTTTTTTTTGTAGTTTCATTTTTGTATCAAATGAATCATCATCTTTTACACGAACCCTTTTACCCATTCGTGCTTTCATTACACCACCCATTCTTTTACCAAGCATTTCTTTTTTCTTTTTAGCTAGAAAAGCTGCAGCACCCATACCCATAGGCATTTTAGATCCTTTTTTGTCCATCATTTTTTTTGCACCAAGACCCAAAGCTATTGCACCAAGTGCAGCTTTCATTGGTTTGCCTGGTTTCATTTTTTCATCTTGTAAACCTTGACCTCTGCCTTTTGCTTTTTCTGCTTTTAAGATTTTAAAATCTTGAGCATCAATTCTGTTGTTATTATTTTTGTCTAACTTTTTTTGGTTGCCTTTAAGTGCCATAGGTTCTCCTAATAATATTTATAATCCTTTTCAATTTTAAAGTTCGGTTCGTCCCAATCATCTGAATATGTTTGTACAAATCCGCCTTGTCGATATCTTAACACAGCTTGGGTCATAGAATCAACATAGTCA